CCTAAAGCAAGAGCATAATTAGCATCAGCCATTGCCGTTGTAAAGTTTACTGTATATTTACCAGTTGAAACATAAGTAACAGAACTTACATTAAAAGAACTTTTAATTGTAGTTGAACTAACCCCACTAAAATTTACCCATGCTTTAGCAATACCCGTCATACCATTCTGAGTAGCCAATACCCCAGTATCGTTATTGAGTGTGCTTATTACTAATGAGCCTGCCATAATATTTTCCTTATACGATTACCCATCTTGAGCCTGTCGAAACTGTAACTGTTACACCTGTGTCTACTGTTATTGGACCAGCACTACTGGCATTTTGACTACTTGGGACTGTATAAGAATGATAAACTACCTGACCATTTAATACAAATATTTGATCACCACCATTACCAGTTGCACCACCGCCTACTTGACCCCATTGAGTACCATCATAACCTTCAAAAGTGTCTGTATCTGTATTAAATCTTAAATACCCAGTTTGAGGAGAACCATCTCTTTCAGCAGTTGTTCCTACTGGTAGGATTTCTGAACCTGTTGCGGCAGTAATTACTTCTAAGTTAATCTTAGCATTTGTAGCAGTAGAAGCACCTGTTCCGCCATTAGTTACACTAGCAGTATTATATAAACCACTAGAAGCATCTAATTGCCCTGAAGTATTTACTCGATTTGCTAATTGAGATAGATTAAATGCTTGTGTCATACAGCACCTGTGATTTGAAATGCTTGTTGAACCAAAATATTATCAATAGTTGTTGGTACAGTTGTCAAAGTATATTCTCCGACTGCCGTTGTAAAATCAGTACCTTGCTTGAATAATACACCATTTCCATACAAATTAAAGGCATCAGGGTCAAAACTAAACAAATAATTATCTTCACCAATAATGGTATTTCTTGCAACAGTATTAGGAATACCATTTGGCTGTCCTAGATTGTTTGCAGACCACATAATTATATTAAGATTCCCTGTTATAGCAGATGGAAAACCATTTAAAACCTGTCCATCTACATTATAATCATTGTCATTTAAGATTGTTCCATTAACAAAAATTACCTCAAAACCATCTACAAAAGTAAATCCACTTACATCTATTTCAGAAGCATTAGAAACCAAAGCCTCATATCTAGTAAATGAAGCATAAACTCCTGTAGTAGCATTACTTGATTTCATTGAGATAACTGTAATAATATCCCCTGCATCAGCACCAACACCTAAAGTAACAGTAGTAGAGCCATCTGTATATTCATCTGTGTCTAATAAACAACCATTTTGGAATACTAAACATTGGTCTACTATATAACCTGCACCTCTAGTTATTGAAAATACAGTTTGATTTGCAGTTGCAGTAAACACTTGATTTGTATAATAAAAATCATCAGGTGGGTCAAATCCAACAACTCTACCAAATATATCAACTGTAAGAGTTGCAACTGAACTAGTTTTTTGATTTATACCATTACCAAAATCTAAGAATTTTTGTAATCCGCCAATTAATCCACCTTGATTATTATTTCTAATATAAATTGCACCACTATTATTTCCTTGAACAGTTGTTCCAACCTGTGTTAATTGACCAGTTCTTGCATCTAAATCTATTGAGTTTGTTCCAGTAGGAAGCCCTGAGAATAATGAAGAATCAAAATTTAAAGCATCTGTAGCCACAAAAGAACCACCTGCCAAATATCCTGCTGTACTTGAACCAAAACTAAATTTTCTGCCATTTCTATTAGCAAAAACTAAATAGTTTTCTGTGCCAAATACTGGGTCTGCTAAATACCATTTATAAGCACTTGGAGTGCTATTGGGAGTTGTATCTGTTTGATTTAATAATCCATAGTAACTTTTGTTATACGGATTTAAATTAAAACCACCACCATTAATATCATCCGCATAAGCCACCATTAAATATCTATCAATATATTGTATGGTACTTGGTCTCCATTGTAATAAAGTTGAATGAGAACTAAATACAGAAGATGCCAAACTATTAACCATGCGACTAAAAAAATACCAATTACCTGATGGGATGTCTGATACAGTAACTGGTGGCATAGCCGTATTGATGTCATAAGGATTTCCATTACTTTGTATTGCTGTTGTTCCTGCAAAAATTCTTTGGTCTGCTGTAGGTGAAGCAAAAGCCGAATACCATATTTCTGCATACTGAGTTATGCCTGATGGACTTGTAGTTACATTAATTTGGAATGATGGATTAGTGGCAGTTCTTTGTTGATTTGTTATTGTTGGAACAGGTGGCACTCCAAAGAATGTTGGATTGCCTATACCTGTGTTATCAGCAGGAGTAAATTGAGTTATATTTTTATCATCATAAACATCAGGGTTAAATTCGCTTAACAATAAATTAGTAACAATTTGTCCGCTATCTGAAAATGACTGAGTTACTTTCTGACATCTAAATAGTTTGTTAGACCATCCATAATTTACATTAGTAACAGTTACTATATCTCCGGCATCTAACTGTAATCCAATATAGTTAATGCTAAAAGATACTTGTAAGTCTTCTCTAACTGATTCTAAAAATCTGTTTGCTAAATATTGAGCAGTTACAGAATTGTTAACTAACGGCAAAGAAATAGACTGTTTATTAACAGGTTCATTTGGATACAAAAGTTCGGGCGCAATTTCAGCAAGATCAAATATTGAACTAGCAAAAGCATCTTGAGCAGTATTGTCTATAAACTTAACTTCGGCAATATTAAATGAATTAGCTATATCAGTTGGTGATACAGTTATTCCTGAAATAATGTTTGAATCATCTAATGCCATAGCAACTTCATAATCAGGAGTTTGTACAATAACTCCCCAAGTACCAAACATCTCGGCATATTTAATTAAACAATCACAGCAAGAAGCCATGTCTTGCATATTTTGCATAATACTTCGAGTTGTTTGTATTACACCATTAAACTCAAATCGCTTTTGTGTAGCAGAGCCACCGCCATAAGGTATATAAGTAAAGTTTTCATTTGAGTAAACATTAAGAGCATCTAAAGAATCAGTATCAATTTGAGATGCAGGAATTGCGCCACCATACCTTGTATTTAAAAGGTAATCATAGATAACATCACCAGGAGCAGATAGATTGCTTGTTATCTGAAATTTGGTTTGTTGTAAGCCTGTTATGTTTGCAGGTTGATTGTAAGTAAGATGAATAATTGCAAATACACAATTGCTCATTAATTTATTTGCATCCCAAGTATATACAAGCCCACTTGTTTGCATAACCTCTATAGCTGTTTGACTAGAATTAGCAGGACTATTTGAGCCATTAGAATACAAAAATATTTCAATTAACCCATCTACAGTTGTATCATAAACACCAGTAGATTCATCTAATAAAGATGCAACTGTATATCCATCACCTTGAAAAGTTACTAATTTCCCACCCCAAAATATTTCACCAAAAGTAAATGTACTTAAAGTTTGTCCTGATTCTGTACCAGTAACTTCTGACAAGGCTAATACATAATATAACTCTTGATTATTTTCACTAATACTTAAATCAATAGTTGTTCCACCAACATAAGCCGATCCATAAACAACAGGCAATTTGTTATCTGTAGCAGGTGGAACTTGCTGATTGTTGCCGGGATTTGGACTTGATCCTGCAATATCATTTGCAGGTTGTTGTGCATTATATAAAACTTTACTAATAACAGCAGATATAACCATATTGATTGCAAAAGCCGCCACAGTAGCATAAGTAGCACTTATAGCTAAATAAGCTACTATCATTGATCCAAATGCAAATGCAGAACTTGGCAATAATAGCAAAGCAATTAACAAGGATGCAAAAATTTTATGCATTATTGAATCCAACTCTCATCTGTTTTTTTAAACCCATATTTTTCATATTTAATATTTGGACTTGTTGGCAATTTACCCATGACAAAATATTTAATCCTTTTTTCGTCTTTTAGTTTTTTGCCATACTTAACATAAGCATCAAATAATCTATATCCTATTGTTGATTTACGATATTCTTTTTTTACAAACCACATTACTTCATGCAATATTAAACTTTTGTCGCACCATACACTAGGAGTGATTAAACCCATAATCAAACCTTTGCCATCTTCTATATAAATAATTCCTGCACCGGCTAACATAGTATCTAATAACCGATTCCATTGTTCTTCATTCTCAAACTGCAATTCTTCTATTTCGCTTTCATTTCTTATCAATCTTATTAAATCTATTATTTGTTTTTTATCATGTTTTGTAGCTTCTCTTATCATGCAGTTTTTCCGAATTGATAATTAATGTTTGTTATAAAAGAAACTCTATCCATGCTTGTATCGCCCGGATTAAAGAATTGCCAAGAATTGTTATTAGTAAATCTACCACCAACTCTATTTTGCAATACAAGTTGAATTGAAGATGCAGACAAACTTACAGTACCAACATAGGCTCTATTTTCTTCCATCCATTGTTCAGATATAGAAAAAGAATTAATGTATCCATTAAAGAATTGATACAACCCACCTGTGCCACCAGTAGTAATTAATGCGCCATTAGTGTCAAAGAAACCATGCCACATTTGTATTTGTGAACCTTTAATGTTTTGACTTAATACCCAACCAAGATAAGCAGTATCCAATCCTACAAAAGTAAGTGTAGTTTCATTAGCAGTAGATTTAATATCTCTAACGGCATCACCAATTTTAATTAACCCCCCAAGAGCAGTAAAAGGCAATGCATCTACCGCAGGAATAGTAAGGGCTGATGGAGTTGTTGCAAATCGATAAGTAGTTCCACCTGATACTATACGAACAAAATCAGCAATTCGAATATTGTTTGTATCGTCAACTGGAATTATTACATTCATAGAACATCCTCAAATGCAGTAAATGAACCTGACCAACTAATAAAAGAATCATCTTTCATTGGCATCAAAGTGTAAGTAGGATATGCTCTTAAAATTACTTGAAAAGTTGTACCTGTATATGTGCTACCGCCCATACTAACAGTTGTTCCATATTCACCTATAACGGCATTAACAGGACTTGCAAGAGTAGTAATAAGATTCCTATGCACAGGTATGTTTACAGTTGATCCTGCACCCCTAAGAACATCTGCTGTAGCAATGTATGGATATAAACCAACCTGACAAAAATCACCTGCTTTAACTATATATTCAGCAGGATCAATAGCAGGAAGACTTCCCAACACTAAAGTTTTATTAGCTGAACTGGTTTGCCATTGGCATCCGGCTATTTCGCCTTGGCTCATATCACCTTGATAGGTAATATAATTAGTCCATCCAGTTGTACCAAAATTAAGATATTGCGCTAAAGCCATATCAGGTATTCGTAAACTATTTAGTAATGCTCGATTCTGACTATATAAAAGATAATTCATTGGTCGTAAATCAAATGAAAATGGCACTACAGTAAGCACTTCGCTAGTAGAGATTCTTTGATTGCGACTTAACATTTGACCAACAAATCGATGATCATTAACTTGTACTGATTCGCTAATTGCGAGGATTTGATTTAGACTCATAATTATCTCGATGTTGGCATCGACCTCGATGCTGACTGATTAGCCGCCCAAATAGTTTGTTTATTTTGGACTAAGAATTGTGTAGCAGATTGTGTATCAATGGCAGACATACTAGCAACATAAGTACCATTGTAGTTAATAGTTGTACCGCCCATTGCACCTAAAGCATGATTAGGAATAATTGTTCCTGCTGTTCTAGGTATAAATAATTCAGGACCTCTATCACCAACAATAGCAGGAACTCCAACTGGAGGATCACCACCATTGCCATATATAGATACATCGCCTATGGATAATGCTCCACCAGTAGGATTTGGAGCAAATGGACTTTGCGATCCAAACATACTGCCAAACATTCCGCCCAAAGATGCTCCTGCCATTCCCAACAATTTAGTTGCTTGTGCTTTTAATTGAATAGCAATAATGTCTTGTATAACAGATCGAGCAAAATCTTTAAATGCAAACTTTCCTGTTCTTACAAAATTTTCTATAGCAGAAGTCATATTATTAAATACAGCAGTATGTATTCCTTGTACAAGTACTAATTGTTCACCAAGACGAATTACACTTTCTCTTTGTGCTTGTATTAATCTTTCTCTTTCAATTGCGGTAGCAAGATCGGTTGGACTTAATTTTTGATCCTTAATTAGTTTTGCAATCTCTTGCTCTGTTCGCAATCGATCCAAAGCAATTTGTTTATCATTGTCAGATAAAAGAATATTATCTCGATAAACTTCTAATTTTTCTCTTTCTCTTGCAAGACTATCTAAATCAGATTGTTGCTTTTCAGTAACTTTTAATCTTTCTTTTCTATATAATTCTTCTTTAGTTTGTGCGGCTCTTAAATCTTCATTAATATTAAATTGAGTAACAAGTTTTGCTCTATCTGTTGCAAATACTCCTTTTTCTTGTTCTGATTTTCTTTGTTGATCTACAGCAAAATCTGCTTTTTTCTTTTCGGATTCCATTTCAATCCGAGCAACCTCATTAACTCCAAATACTTTTCTTTGAAATACTTCATCAGCTTTTAATTTTGCATATTCAGCTTTTATATCTTCAGCTTTTTGTAATCCACCTGCTTCTTGATAAGCAGTTATTTTTGCATTTTCTCTTGCTTGTGCATCAGCTTCTTTTTTTACTTTTGCCGCATCTTCAGCAAACTTTTTCTCCATCTCTTGGAGCATCTGCCTTTTTTCTTCTAATTGTTTTTGTATTTCTGCTTTGTATGCTTTTTCTTTTGCCGGACCAGTAGTTGCACCTAAAGTTTTTTCTAATGATTCTATTTCTTTTTTTATTTTATTAATAGCATCTAAAGGAGTATCATCTCTGCCAAGTCCTTTTAATGCATCCCAAAATCCACCAAAAACTTTACCTAATCCTTCCCAAGCTTTCTCTAAAGTACCAACATTTCTTTCTTGCTTTTCTAAAGATCCACTAAGTAAATCAGTAGTTAATTTAATAGATTCTTGTAATTTGTTTTGTCTTGCTAATAATTCAATTTGTTTATATTGAGCAAGGCTTAAAAAATTATATTTTTCATTTAATTTAGCGGCAGAACTTGCAGAACCATCTAAAGAACTTATTAAATCTTTAGCTACTGTTGAAGCTGTTTCACCTGATAATTTTGAAATAAGAGTAATAGCATTAGCAACAGAACTTAAACTAGTTGAAGTGAATTTACCGGATGCAACAAGCTCCATAAATACATCATTTGTTTTACCAATAGATACATTTAATTTATCTGACAATGCGGCAGACATTAATTGAAATTGACTTGCTGTTATTCCTGCAATATTGTTTGTAAGAATTAAACTATCTCTAAGCTTAGAAGATTCTTGTGCGCCTTTATATGCCGCAAAAGCCAACCCACCAATCCCTATAGCACTTAACCCAATAGCAATATTCATTGGATTTAAGACACTTGTAATCGCTTTAAATAATGGGACAAATCCACCAAATTGATCTCGCAACTGACCGCCCTGTTGTATCAAAACCATCATAGGATTTTGACCACCAAGTAAGCTAGTTACAATGTCGGTTGTTTGATAACCAAGTGCGGCTTGTAAATGAGGGGGTAGTTTTCCACCTGCGCCACCCATTTGAGCAAGATTGGCTTTTGTTGCAGATGCCGCTATAGCATCATAAGCTTTTGCTTGTTTTAGAAGTTCATCTTTTGCTTCTTTTGTTGCCATAACAAACTTACCCTGTGTTATGGCATACTGAATTTCTTCTGTTTTTGTTAGTGATTTGTTGTAATTATCTGTGGCATATTTTAAAGATAATATTTCTCTAGCGGCGGCATTAGAATCAGCTTTAATAAGCTGACTCATCTTTTTATTGGCGGCAACGGCTTTATCTATCCCGGCTTGAAATTCGGCAGAGTCTAATCCTAAAACAACACCTAATCGAGCAATATTTTGACTAGCCATTTATTTCTTTCTCATCCTTGAAAGCTTTTTAGCATATTCAGGAATAATTGTTGATAACTCTGATTTTAAATCATATAGAACTTTTGTGATATTACTTTCTAAAGCTGTTCTTAAATAAGGTTGTGCAGTAGTTCGAACATTTCCAAACTCTTGAGAAAGAGAAACAGCAGATTTTTTTACAGACACAACAGCAATTGCGGCATCTGTATCACTAACAAAATTAGACATTCGATCTTTATCAGAGGGTATACGAGCATCTAATCTTGCCGTATATCTTAAATGAGGCTTTCCTGAGTCTGTTGCCGGTCTATCTTCATCATAAGGAGCATTAGCAATGACATTAATTAAAACTCTTTCCATTGATTTTTTAGCGGCTTTAACAAGAGTTTGTCTTGCAACAAGGTCATCTCTATAGCCCTTTCCTAAAGCTATTAATTGCTGTTCAAATTCAGCAAAACCCTCTAATTGAAAAGTAACCTTATCCATTTAACAAATTCTTTGGCGCATT